AGTAATAAAGACAGTGTTGCCGGAATCCCGATTCTCCACCGGCCTTCCCCTCCCGTCTGTACCATCGAGACAGACACCCACAAGGCTCGACTAGTCGGGGCGTGCAATTTATGGATCGTATCTGTACACCAACACTGCCGATTCATTATTGCTTCGCCAGTTCCCCTAATAGTTGTACCAATGCAATGCGTAGCTCATTCGCATCGATCGGTTCGCCGTCAGACGAAAATTGAGATACTGCAATACATGCTAGATTCAACCCCGCCACCCGCCCCTTCTGGTAGCTGTCGGGATCGTATTCTTTACTAGACATGCTTCCATATCCTCCGTGCCCGTATGTCCATGACGGTTTTTTCACAAATGCCGAATCGCTTGGACGCTTTCGGTAGGCTAAATCCATTCGCAAGCAACTGACGTAGCTCTATAACCTTCTCTGTCGTCATCTTCGCCTGCCCGTGCCGCTCACCACGCACCTGCCTTGACGGGTCAATTCTGGCCGGATGGTTGTCGCCTTTCCTTTGTCGGCCCTTCTTCAGCATGTCATCAACATTGTCACGATTCGAGCCAAGGAACAGATGTCCTGGGTTCACGCAAGCCCGCACATCGCACTTGTGCAATACAAACATACCTTCGGGGATAGGCCCATGCTCCAGCATCCAGGCGTAGCGATGCGCCCTGACATTCAACTTTCCAAATCCAGGACGGCAAAGCCCATAGCCATGCTTGTCTATAAACCCCGTAAACAGCCAACAAGCGTTATCGCCTTCGCCCCTGACGGTCTTGCGTCGAAATCGCTCAATAGCCTTTCGCACCTGATCTGTATTGCGCGTCCAGTTCATTGCGGCACCTCCAGCGGGCCGTACCATTCGCCGCCCATATCAGACACCCACTCATCCAGTGCCGTTTCATCGAATGGGCCTACAACTTCGAGCCCATCCCCATGATCGACTATCGCCCACACCTCTGGTGCGTTACCGGTCAATAGATTACGCCACCAATACCACCCCTCTTTTGTTGGTGCTTTGCTCGTCCACCCCGCCTCAGTCATGGCTTCCTCACTTCCTGCATCCGCTGCTTGGCAAACTCTGTGTAGAGCTTGACCATGAGACCGAACAAAATCAGGTTACTGAGTACGGTTCCTAGCCCCACTGTCACAATGACCGCCGCCAATTCCGCCTCAGTCATGGGGCACCGGCCTTGGTGAACATAGCGGACAGGGTATCCACTCATGATCTAGCTCAGGGTCAGAACAGCAACAGGTATCTTCGATACACCCTGCAACAATAAATCCCTCATCGTCACAATCTGGGCATGTATCAAACTCATAGACATCCTCATCCTCACTCATGCCGCGCTCCTTTCGTGGGGGCTAGGTCAACTGCCTATTAAGCCGTTCGATTTCCAAATTCATTCGCGGCAATTCCTTTTCAATCACCCGCACATGCGGAATATCGCCATGATCGCCACCAAAGACTGGGATCTTGAAGCCATCCCCACTTCCCTTCGCCGCGATCCGGAGCCCATACCAGTTGCCGACCACATCGAGGACGACCACTTGCGCGCCCATCACTAACAGGCCTTCCACAAACACCCCGGCACCGTAGGTCTTGCCCGATCCACTCATGCCGAGAAACGCCTGCTTCTGCGTCACGGCATCCACCGGCAAGCTCAACTCATGTGCGAGTTTCAGCATCACCACATCTCCCTCCACATGCCCTGTTCCTCTCGCGGGATATAGAGCACTTCCGATTCCCGCCGCCGGCTGAAATAACAAATCACATCATCCTTGCTCACCCGCTTATGGAACGTCTCGGCACCTGGTTGACGAAAGATCTTGCAGGCCTCTTTGTCTAACGTGAAACACAGGGCGGTGTCGTCTTTCACCCCTTACACGGACAGCATCGTGGAACACGCGCCAGTTGATTGTCTCCGCATGCGCTTTAGGCACGTCGAACAATAGCGGCCTGTCGCCATCCTGACTCGTCCGCATCCCTGCGTACACACTCCACGGCAGCGAGCCCGGCGCCCATTCGGGACTGCCAACAATCCTGCATATCCGAGCACCTTCAACCATCCGAATTTGCGCTGAATCGCACGCGCACAAAAACTTCCATGCGCGTCATACTGCCGGCGGGAGAGCCCATTGACTGATAACCTATTCGCCACAGTGCGGAGATTGTCGACGACCATCTCCAGCGTCAATTCAAACTTCGGCCCAGGTCTTGCCAAATTAGCCCCTCCCGCGCTCGAGCCGTTCACGGATCATCTGGCAGGCTAATCGATGCCCGTTCCATTCCTGTTCAGTCGGAAAGGTTACCCCTTGCATAGAGGCCACTTCATTCACAATGCGCATGGTGCGTTCATATTCCTCCACCAGCAATTCCGAGGCAGAAGTCGCCTGCGCAATATTCGTGTTTCGCACGATCGTCTCAGCCCATAATGGGATCGCGTTGTCCATAGAACCCTCCAAGGATTGCATTTCGGCTATTCGCCATTCCCCAACAGACTGAGTTGATTCCGGCTGGCGATTGCCGCATGCAAGTTTCTGACAGCCACATCGAAATAAGAGTCCTTCAATTCTGAGCCCACAAATCGACGGCCCATCTTAAGAGCCTGATACCCTTCACTCCCGATCCCGGCAAATGGTGATAACACCAGATCCCCTGGATTGCTCCAGAGCGTGATGCATCGCTCGATCACGTCCAGTTGAAGAGGGCAATTCTTTACAATGCACCCTTCAGCCGTATAGCTCTCGTCCTCTTCGACGCGCAGATTCCACGTCTCAATTGCCTCGGCCTTGGTGATTGATTTGACCTTTTTCCACGCGCCATCATCGGAGATAAAAGAAAATGAGTGACTAACCCCGCCCCAAGACAGTATCCATTCCTGCTTGGCGTCAACCGTCCTCCCCTCGATAATGTGCTGTCGCGTCCCTCTACCAGCATGCAAACTGGCAATCTCGCCCGTGACACGCTGAACCAGTACACTTATTCCAAGCAATAGCTCCTTCGATACACTGGATGCGTACCATCGCTTTCTTTTCGGCTGATAATGCCCATCTCCTGCCAGATAACCATCAAGCAGTGCAGAGGCGTACTCAATTGGCAGGGTGTATGCCTCTGGAGGAAGATGCTTCCGGCTCGCACCTTTCCCGCATTGCTCCAAGATGGTACGTATTTTATAGTCCGCATCCTTTAATGGGACCTGATAGGCCGTCCGCTTCTGCGGTGTTCCGGCAATCTTCCCCACCTTCTCCATAAAATAATCGAACTTCTCCGGGCCGCATGAGATATGCGCAACGTTTCGCGCATCAATATGTCCGTCCGCCAACCACCTTCCAACGATCCACCAATGCAACAGGTTGTCATTGGTCGGAGTCTCAACAGCAGGCAGTTTCGCATTAACATATGCGCCAGCGAGATATTGCGCCTCTACCCATTCAGGACTTGATAGTTTGGCTGCGTCTTTCTTGCGAGCCTTGCCATTGCTTGTTCTCGCCCACAGTTTATGGCTCGGCGTCACTGTCAAATCATGCACACCTTGCGCCCGCACTTTGACCACTTGATTGACGCCAGTATTTTGAACGGCTAATACTGGACGCCATCTCCCCTTATGGGTCAACACCAAATCTCCAGGCGTTATGGTCTGAATTTCCCTATAGCCGTCTTTCGTCAGCACTAACGACCCGCGAGCAAGGCAAATATGGCGTTCATCCTCGTTATCTTTCGCGTCCTGATACTGCAAGACATTGGTTTGTCGGATATCCATCCAGACCGGAGACGCCCATTGTTGCCACTGATCAACCGGGAACTCATCAGCCGTATGCGAGACCGGATCCGGATAATTCGCTTCACCCGGGATATTCTTGCGAAACACCAGCACATAATCAGGCCGGCCCATCCGAGAAGCACAGGAGTCCTTCTTCAGCTGCTTATGCAGCAGCCCAATATTCTTCGTGCGCTGCATTTCAATGACTGGATCTTTCCAAATGGTCACCCGGCTATGAAACGTCCATCCCTTCTTTTCGAAGGCGCGGACAATATCCCCGGGAAAGTCATAGATCCCGCATACCCCTTCGACGCCCTTCTGTCGCGTCTGGTCATTGCAATGCACCGCGCACAGACGCCCAAATTTCGTAACGCGATAGAGCTGCTCAATCAGAAATCCGAAATGTTGAAAGAACTCGTCATGGGTCGCACAGTTCCCCATGTCCTCGAGATAATCTGAATAGATAAATAACGAAGAAAATGGAGGAGAGAAAACGGAAAGATGGACACTATCGTCAGCAAGCCCGGACACGACTCGAATGCAGTCCCCATGGTACAGAGTCCAGCCATCGCCAGATTGCACGTCGATTTTTTCACCGCGAACTCTCAGATCAAGCATGATTCCTCCGGTATCCGTATAAACTCAAGACGATGGTTTGCCTTGCTATGCACGAATAGATGGCAAGGACGACAAAGTAACGCTAAGTTAGACGGTTCAGCGCGAAGCGACTTAACCACAAATGATACAATGTGATGAATGTGATACGTGCCACGCAGTTGCTTTGTTTGCCGCACACCGCACCGCTCACAAACTGCTCCAGTTCGTTGCCAGACAATTTTGCATGCCGACTTCCACTCGTCTGAAGCGTAGAATGATTGACGCTCTGGAGTGATGCCTCCCTTCCAGTTTGGAGTATCCGCTCCTCTTTTGCCTTTCAAATGATGGACACCATTCTTGAGATACGGAACGTGCCCATCACGAATCCTCGCCTGTCTGATCTTTTGTTTCGTTGAGTCGAGATGCTTAATCCCAAGACGAGAGGCGAAGCCTTTCTTGAAATGATTGGGAATATATGACCCTCTAGGCCTTGTAGGAATGTTGAAATCTTTAAGCCAATTCCACACTGATTTCGAATTGCGCTTAACCATATTGCCTATCTGCGCTGCAGTCTTACCGAGCGTCACATATTGCTCATACAGCCATTCTTTGCTGACTGGCTTAGCAAGTCTTTGATAATTTGACTTGCAGGTAATGTTGCAAAAATGAATTTTCACGTTAGCTGATGCAGCCTGCCTCTTCCTAACGACTGGTGATGCGCAAAATGCACAATTCCCATGAATCATGCGCAATTCAGGCATGCGTATTCCTCCTTCATCATGTCGATCATTTCTGACTGCATTTCTTCGTGGCCACGTTGCTTCTTTGCCATGGCATCAAAGAGGCGCCACTCCATATCCGTTGACAGCACATAGACATCAACTGGAGATTGCTGCCCGAATCGGTAGCACCGCCGCACCGCTTGATAGAACTGCTCATAGGAATAATTCAGGCCGATGAAGATCATCTTGTTGCAATGTTGCCAATTCATCCCGAATCCGGCCAGTGACGGCTTCGACATCAGCCGCTTCACCGATCCATCCGCAAACCCCATCAGCCGTCGCTCTTTCTGTTCGTCCGAATCAGAACCCCGTACTTCCTCGACGGATAATTCCGTCTTATGAATCTCATCCGCTTCATAGTTCGTATGCGTCCAGAGCAACCAGCTGTCCGGAGATCCGAGCGCAATGTCGCATGCTTTTCGTGCTCTGTATGGCGCGGTTTGCCTCAGCACGTCATGCAGTGTCGTCGCAGACAGACTAGCGTCAGCAAACAACGCTCCATCCACTTTCACGCCATGAGTCGGCACCGTGACATGGTGAATATTGAGAGGAGGCAGGATGTACCCATCGTCTGAATAGCCAAGATCTGATGGCTTCCGAATTACTAGCGCCCAAGATGCCACCCATCGCCAGAAGTCTTTCTTGGCATGGCCTTTCAGCCGCCAAGACATATTCCCCATCAGATCATTCAGGAACCATCGCGCTAGCATTTCCTTTTGCGGCATGATCCCGAGAAAATCAGCATGATTCCCCAATTCCAAGACATCATTCGGTGCAGGCGTGGCGGTACATGCGAGCCGGTATGGAGTCGAGGCAAATGTTTCTGTCAAGAGCGTCTTGGTTTTCCCTTGAAAGGATTTCAGAATGCTGGATTCATCCAAGACCACCCCGCCGAATCCTTCCGCCTCAAATCGATGCAGCTTGTGATAGTTCGTCACACTCAACACCGTTGCGTCCCCTTGCTCTGCGCAGACCTTTGCCGACAGTCCAAACTTCTCCGCTTCCGCCACGGTCTGATAGCTCACGGCTAAGGGAGTGAGAATCAGGACCGACTTGCCGGTATAGCGCGTCACCTGATCGGCCCAGGCTAATTGCATGGCCGTTTTGCCGAGTCCGGTATCCGCCCAAATTGCTGCACGTCCTTTCTGCGTCGCCCACTGGACAATCTTCTTCTGCCATGGGAAGAGACTAGCCGGAAGCGTCGATCCATCCGCTTCAAATCCCCTCCCGGCAAATCGCCTTGTTTTTGACTGCAAAAACTCCTGATAATTCATCCGCACTTCACCTCTCTCTCCGTTCGCCGCTTCGTATTCCAGTAGGGCGTTTTACATTTCGGGCATCGTTTCGGCAAACTCGCAATGCGGGGAATCCATTTCCCCTGACACCGCAAGCATTGATAGGACTGAATGTGTATTGGCTTCATGCGCATGATAGTACTCGCATGTTAGCAGGAAGTCAATGCAGAGAGACGACTATTTCAACCACTCCAGCAACTCATCAATCTCGGTAAAGCAGCGAATCCCTTGACGTGAGGCAAGCTCCATTTCGGCGTCGGCCCCTGGTGAATGCCCCGGCAATCGCAAGAGTGCATCACAGGCTGCAACCCATGCCGCATCGACACGCATCCAGGTGCCGTACTCTTGCGGCTCATGCAGATGCAGGAAGTGGTACAGATGCGGCACGAAGGGGCTATGCCCGGCGTTGATGATCTGCGTTCCGGCTTCCATGGCCTTCCTGACGTTCAAAGCCACATCTCCCCCAGAGTAGGGACCGGCGACGTAAATACGTTTCATGATCCTCCTTTGTCTAACGTGTTAGACGGTCAATACATACCCATCTGCCCTGACTGCTTCTCGACATAGTGCCGCTTCGTCCGTTGCATCAACATGCCTAATGAATGCCAGCGGGAACGGTACTGGTGTAGTGTGGCGTTCAGTTCGTCAGCGGTTTCAATCTGATACCAACCCGATCGCTTGCCGCATGACGACCCGATCAAGTGGCCCTTCTCCACCAATTCACGTTTCACCAACTGTGCCACCCGCTGCCCGCTCTTCCCTCTTCCCAAGCCCAACTGTTCGGCCATCTCGGGAACACTGATTGCCTGTGACAATCCTTTATGGCGTTCTAGGATGGTCAGGAAGCTGGCTGTGAGGTGAGGGCGAGTCATACCTAGTTACCCACTGTTTCAAATTGCTTCTTCAGTAATTGTTCCTTGTACCATTCAGGCAATCCAGCAATGATGCCGCGTCGAATCTGAGGCCAGGCCCAATCAAAGAGTTTTTCTTTCATGAAGTTCATCTCTTCCTCTTGCACATCTAAAGGGACTTCCTTCATGAGCAATCCGATATCACGCGGGGAATCTTCGATCTTGCCGGCCTCTCGCAAGTGCTGCACAGCTTTATGCCACCGCGCATCCGTCTTGAGCGTGGCAATCAATTGCTCTACCACATCGCCGCGGCTTGGGTTTGCCGCCGTCCACTCCCTGGCGTGCGTTTCCTTGAACGCTTCAGAGACAAACTTGCCGAGAAGAATTTTCTTATCCCTCCCGAATCGCTGATAGTTTTTAATCACCACGCCTTCAATCTTCTGCCCGCCCAGACAGGAAGTTGTATCAAGTAAGCTGCGGAAGTGCTGCACGTCCGTAATCATGCCTTCAAACATTTTTGGCACGATCTCTAGTCCTAAACGCTCGGCCTCTGCCTTCTTCTCGTCGTAGGACAGATACGCTTCTTCGCCCGTGTTGATGTCGAATAAAATCACATGGTCTTTCGGGATGCGGTCGTAGGCCAATGCGTTATGTTTCGGCTTCATGAGATATTCGGCGCGGTAGGTCCAGCCGACATGCAATTGATCCATCAACCGCTTCGCCGTTTCGACACCACGCGAAAACATGGCATCAGGCGCAATGATGTTCAATTGAGCGCCCTTTGATCGACAGCGCAAGTCCCTGTCTCCCGTTCCGTCTGCGTGCTCGAACACTCCGAAGCTAAACTGTGAACCGTCAATTTTTTCTTCAACCAGAACCGGATCAAGCAACAATTCTTCTAGGTATCGATGTCCTAACGCATAGATGCTTGGGTAACTATGCCAAGAGTTAAACATGAACGTCCTTTCTGTTAGATAGACACTATCTCCCACTGCCCCTTCCTTCGATACACCAGCTTGAAATCGAAACACTTGAACGTCCCCGCCGCAACCTTCAGCCTTGTGATGCCGTCTCTCGCGTTCTTCATCTTTAGCGAACCCTTGCACTCGTGAATCTCTGGCTTGCCTTGCTTTGTATGCACCAGAAAATCAGGCGTATATTTCTGCCCACCTGGAATCATGAACACCACGCCGTGGTAGTGAAAATCTGTAACCTCCCCCGCAAACTTCAACGCGGCCAAGTATTGGTCGTAAGCCAGCTCTAATTTGCTGTCGAACTTCGGCCGCTCTTGCTTGACCGTCGCTTTCATTTCATTCGATCCAGTCGAAACAATACGTGCTCGATCGCCATTGATAGAAATCAGGCTTTCGTCTATCCACCTCGATCTCACAGGGACCTCTCATCCGGCACCCATCCGCGCACATAATTCCGCTTGGCGCGTACCAGGAGCACGTCAATCTTCTCCTGCGGGTAGTCCTTGGCGATTTCTTCCGGCGTCAACCGCTTGAACGCGATCCCGACATAGTTTTCTTTGCGCTCTTGCTCTTCGATCTGGCGAAAATCCGTTGAGACGATATTGCGTCCAAGCTTCCGACGTACTGCCTCATACAGGCTCCCGCCGTATGGTGTGTCCACTTCGTAGCGTTGCGCCTCGCAGGACAAGAGTTCCTCTTTCTTGAACAGTTCATGCCGACAATTCTGGCAGCGCGTCACACTGCGTCGGTCCGGGCTCTGAAACCAATTGCGGCAACGCACCCCACGGCGATACTGGTGACATTGGATCTTCGCCGCATAGGGCGAGACCGGAACGCTATGGGCATAGTCCAGGCTCACCTGCTGCTTCTTGCAGCGTTCGATCTTTCGCTGACAGGCCTCGCAGTAATGTTTCTTGCTCCGGCCCAGTTCTTTGTCATGCCGACAGATGCGGCAGATATTCAACTTCAAGCAGTGCTGAATGTCCTGCATGTCTCGCGGTAGTCGCACATCATTTGCGATAGTGTTCATGGGACCTCCTTTCTGGTGAGGTAGACCATCTTTTCGACCACCACTTCGTGTTTGCTATGCTTCTGTCCGTCCTCGCCTTCCCATCGCCGTTGCTGCAATCGGCCTTCAACGAGCACCTGATAGCCCTTATCGATCGCTTGCGCATGGGATTCCGCCGTTTGACCAAACTCCACGCAATCAACGAAAAGGACTTCATCTTTCAATTCGTCTCCCTGCTTGAATTTGCGGTTACAGGCAAGACCAAAATTGAGGATGGGTGTTCCGGTGGATGTGTACCGAAGCTCAGGGGAGTGGGTGAGATTGCCGACGAGGATGATTCGATTAAAACTGCTCATACCTTCGCTGCCTTTCTCTCTTGCCGAAGTACCTGCATAGAGGCTCGATGCGCTTTCAGACTGCGGATAAGTTTCTCGCACTCGTCAATTTGCTCATCCGCCTCTGGGCCTGGATGCTCGTTCGCGAACTCTGGCAAGACCTGTTCAGCCGCTTCCAACATCGTGCAGGAGTGCTCCTGTCGGTAGAGATCGATCTTGACCAGGATTTCAGGCTTCTCCACCGTCGTCGGGTCGTGCGCAATTTGAAACCGTGGAGGAAGGCTGTTGTTGATCGCGCTCCGCAATTCATCAACACTAGGCCACTTCTCACCACCCGCAAACAGCTGACATGCACCCTTCCACGCCTCACCGTGATACCGCTCTAGCCTGGAAAAATAGAAATCCCGCTGTATCTTCGACGTGGAATCCGTACCTGAATACTTCTTCCCCCATGGCTGAATCGTGAGTAATGTCCAGCCAGCAATAAAATCTTCTCTGGTCACGATGTGCCTTTCTGTAAAAACTCCATCGCTGATTCCATGATCGGATCAAATATCCGCTCGCCTGTATCGTCATATTTCCCGGAGACGATCTTTGCGAGATTTTCTGGTCCAGTGGCCCAAAACAAATCAGCCCGGAATTGCCTTCGGCCGTTTGTCGGAGCAACTTGTCCTGTCAGGAATCTCGATTTCTCGACCTCTGCAAAAAACGCATCCCACCAAGAGTCATCCTTTGCCGTGAGAAGGGAATTCAGGCGCGTGGCTAATTTCCCTTCCACGTTCTTGCAGGGCTTCACTCCTGGGATTGCATTCCATCGATTAACCACTACCTGAATCGGTGGAGAAGCAATGCGCGCGACATCGCGACTCTCTTCTTCTGGTTGGTTAGGTTGGTTGGTTAGGTTGGTTAGGTTGGTACAGCCGACATGTCCGGGCGTTTTTCGTTTTTCCATCGACATGTCGGCTGACTGTCGGCTGACTGTCGGCTGACAGCTAGTTTTATATAATTCAACCACTTGCGCCCACTTTTCAGGGCTACGTTTGAACTTAGTGTCACGCAAATATCTACCGGCATAGTCAACCCAGTCGTGAATCCGAAAGGGGAGTCGGGTACGAGTCAGCCTGCAAACAAGGTGAGTCGAGACCAGTGCATCCCTAAATTTCGTGGAGTCGTCCGCAGTCAAGCCTAAGAGAATGCCTAGCGTCATCCAATTCACTGTCCGCAAGTCTCCCGTTGGAGCATAATCCAGACACCACCACCAAAAGCGATGAAGCTTCCCCAACGTCTCATCTATTGACCACCCCATAATCATCGACAACTCCAACACCTTACTGTGCCTCTCTAATGCTTGATGCGATTCTATCCATGCCATAAACCGCCCTATGCTCTCCCCTGCGTGGCGTTCTGTAAGTCTCGGTAACACCGGGAACACAATGAATGACTCTTGAGCCGCACGGCTTTGACCACCTGAACAATCCGGCTATATCGTGGTCGAATCGTCATCTTCATCACTAAGGCCGGCCGTTCCCCACAACTGACACACAAGGCGCGGGTTTGAAATGAACGCGCCGCGAGGCTCATCCCTTGGCCTTCTTTTCAAACTTCGGCTTGGTCTGTTTAAAGACAAGCTCGATTGCTTCGTAGTCATCGGCGCTGTACTGGTCTTTATTGGCCACGGCTTGATTCATGAGGCCGACCAATTCAGCCATGGATTCACAGGCGCCCATCATCGAAGTGAGATCGACCGCGGAGAGGGTTTCTTTCGGAGAGGCGGCTTCGCGCTTCGCAATCTCAGCCTTCAGCGCATCCCGCATGCGTTCGTTGCTCTTTTTGTATTTTGCCTTCTCTGGATCCTCAATGCTCTTTTCAGCTCCAGAGAGGTAATACTTGAGCTCGCTGAGAGGGATTGACGGATCGTTCATTGGTTGGCCCTTATGCCGTCCGTAGTTTGGCAGCACAGGGGATTCGTTCGGATCTGCCGATTTGTAGTTCACCTTTCCGACAGAATCGCGCTTAATACCGACCTGCTCCAATTCCTCCCATGTAAGATTCCGAATACCCAGCAAACGCGTGATGCCATTGCCAATGCAATTCGTGACTGAACCCTTCTTGACATCATTCCGATCAATCTCAGATGCAGGAATGGGATTGTCTTTTCGCCCAATAAAGAATGGATCTCTGCTGCTTCGCGTCCCCACCACCTCGATTTCAGCCGTGCCCATGGAGAAATAGCCCTTCGTGGTATAGTCGAAATGGCCATCATCATGGTTTTCCCTGACCGGTTCATCCAGTCGCCACGAAATCCCAAACAGCCGCGCGACCTTTTCTGCACCACTGACCTGCATGTATGGATTGCCGCCCTGATCAGTCCAGTCGCGAGAATTTGTCACCCGCAAGGAAAGCGTCTTGATCTTATTGACCGCCTCGATTCTCCGTTCAGCCGCCGCAGCGACGGCCAATAACTGATCATCGCCTAATCCGGTCGGCACGACTGGCAATGCCGCATTGTTCGTCAATTGGTCCTCCATTATTTCCCCTCCTCGATTTTCTTGATTGAGGTTTGCCAAAACGTGACAGGCTTGACCTCATAGCCTTTACGTGAGGTCTCCTTGCCCATGATTAAGAAATTCCCGCACACCACCTTCTCTAGATTCTTCACGCTGCCCTTAATCTCTTCGTCCAGCTTTTTGAACTCCTTCGCGGCTGACTCCAACTCGGCCCGACGCTCAAGCTTTTGCGCAAATTCGGGATTGTCTTCGAACTGAATCGCCGTGCGCTGCACTTCAACGAGGCAGGTCGTTTGAAAAAACGGGCAGCGATCGCAAATGTCTTCGTCATAGGGAATGGACGGAGGGACTGTGCCGGAGGCAACGTGACTATTGACTCGCTCCAGTTTCTGGAGAATGGACTCGGTATAGGCTAGATCTAGCCGCACTTCGATCTCTTTCAACTCTCCGGTGGATTTGTTTTTCAGGATGAGGAATCCGCGCTCGGCATTGGCCAGCAGTAGGTACAGCTGAATCTGTGCTGGATACTTTTTCAGCCACGGTTTATCAGACTGAATCAAATCATCGAGCGTATTGATTTGATCCCAAATGTGGGGAGACATCGACTTACATTCGATAGGTGCAGCTTCCGTATGGGAGAGTACGGCCTTTCCATCGAGATGAGCCGTGAGTTGAAACTGCCTCCACTCATGATCGCGCTGCTGCTCGATGATCTGTACTCCAGCCTCTTCCAGATCACGCAAGATAATGCGCTCCTGGTGATTGCCTTCGTCGAAGATCAATTGCAGCTTCACATCATGCAGCTTGGCGTCTTGCCACTTGATACGCCGAAGCACCAAATACCGCTCGCAGGGATGCCCCGCCTCACTGGCGCGATTCGTATGGCATGGAGACAGCCGGATCTTTTTCGCTTTCTCCTCATAGATTTTTTCAATCAGCATGTTAGTCCTCGCTTCGCTCCGTAAAGGTGAGGAAGAACGTCTTATTGAACTCCAACGCTTTAATCGCGTTCGCCGCTTCGCTTTCTGGGAACTCAATCAACAAGGTCCCGCCCTCTCCGACATCGCACTTCAACGCGCCACGTCTCTTCAGTGATGCCACAATCGTCAACGGTTCAGGCATGATCGTTTCTCCATTCGTCGCTCTGTCTCCACATCGGCTAACAGATTTTCCATGTATGCCACGCAAGACGCGCAGTTACAGGTGGCTGCGTCATGATCCAGGGCATCGTCCTGAGCAAACTCGTCCACGGTTAATTCGGCTAGTTTGGCTTGATCCTCTGGCTTCCAATCAGACGACAACAGAAACGCCGTCGCAATATTCTGACGATGGAGTGTGCGCTCGATATTCATGCTGGCACCTGCTCCTGTGCCTCGACAGGGCTAATGGTATGGACCCCGCGAAGGTTCGCAGGCTCAAGATCAACCCATTCATCCCTATACGCCCGGGCATCATGGATTTGAATCACGGCTTCATCATGGAGATTAGCGGCGAACGCCTTTAGTTGCTTGCCGGTCATATTGGACATTCCCTCCTTTTTTAGGAGGGCACCCATGCGGATGCCCTCCCCACACCACAATACATTCAGCCGAGATCCGACACTCAGCGAATGCCACCCCAGGTGAACGCCTAGGGGACCCCGCGCTTAATCTGGCGAGGATCTCTCAGCCGCTCCCATCGGGAGCACATCAGTCCGACTTCAAGCACCGAAGATATTTCGGTTCGCGCACATCAGTGAGGCGCACCCACCAGCGCGACACGACTAGGCAGGCGATCCCCATCGCGCAGCCAATCGTGGCCCACTCCAGGCCGCTCACCGCGATTTCTCCAATCGCCCCGCCCCAAGGCAGACCCCAACTGCCAGCCCACCGATCAGCAACGCAGCCATACCGAGTGCGCCAGCGAGCACCCCGTACTTAAAGGGCGTCATCCAGTCGAGGATCACCGGCCAAAAGACGAGGCCCAAAATCAAGAGCCCCAACAAGACCGCGCCTACGATCACCATCCTGTCGTAGCGCGATTCATCCGGCAGAAACTCGTTCAGTTCGACTGCATCCGGCCCTAACAGTTCCTCGGCAGTTCCACCTGCCACCACAGGAATCCGATAATTTGGACGATGCATGACGCCCCCTTTCTGCGCAGCCTCTACCCGTAGCTGCACAATGTGAATGCAGATTGACAACGGGAGCCCATCATGTGTTTTGTGAATCGCACCGCCAACCGCCCTGACCCATTGCTCCCGTGATGGGCCGTGCGGCATCCCTGCGATGAGTGCAGCCACTTCGACAAACCACTGCTCCCGCCTCGCCGGTTCACCGTTTGGCATACGCTCCCACTCCGCAATCAAGGAGGCGAGGCATTCATGCCGTTCCAGCGTGGTCATTTCTTCACCTGTGCGGCGTAGAGCATGTTCCGCATGGCCGCCCAGACATAATCTTCATGAATACCGGGGATGGTCTTGACGAACTCCAAGACGAACAACTCCATCCACTGCCGCTGCTCGACCACATCCGTCACCTGCAGGAGCCAAAAGCCAAGATTTTCATGCAGCAACTTCTGGCGCTCCGTGTCGGTGGGATGGATGGTCCGAATGGCGCGGCGCAGGTCGAACAGGATCTCCGTCCGGTAGTCGTTCATATGGGCCTCATGTCGAATGGGGTTAACTGAAGAACTAGGGGTAGGACTAGTTCTCTGCTGTTCAATTTTGCGCAAGGATAGAGTGGGGGGATTTAGGCCATGTGGCTGCTTCGATGAAAAAAACGCGCGGATGTTCATCGCCGACCTCCTGCCATGCTGAGCAACAAACCCCGCTGCCCCTTTGGTAAAGCGCCCATGCGGGTGAGTGACGCGGACCACTGGACGAGTCCGAGCCTGCAAGCCCTAGTTCCATCTGGCGATGGCGAGTCGGGCTTTTTCACGCGCATGGGCATAGGTGGTGAACTGAGGGAAGTCATGTCCAGTGACTCCTGGGAACGGTTTAGCCGACCGACGTTTCCGATTCGACGCTCATATGCGATTTCCCACGCTCAAGCACGCGCACAGTCTGAGAGGTCAAGGTACGACCGTGGACCGCCGCCTGCTCACGGAGCCATCGGTCAAGCTGCGCAGGGAGATACACCGTGAACGGAATGGCCTTAGTGCCAGCGACAGGCTTTCGTAATGATCGTTTCATGTATTCATGTATACAGAGTTACTTGAAACGTGTCAACAACTATTTACAGATAATTTCGCAGGCGAGTATGTTGCTCCGCATGGAAGGCAAAACACACCCCCTCAGCGTGCGGATTCCGCTTGACTTATTTGACCGACTGATGAAGGAATTAACGATGATCTCATGGTGAACGAGACCATAGGCCCCTATCATCCAGATGAACCGTTGATAGAGAAATGGCCAGCAGCCAAACTGCCTACCCACGACAGCAAAAAAAGGGCTGGGTAAAACCCTTAGGGTCCAGATCGCAAGGTAGCGCGCTAGGGCTGTTCGGCCTTATTGGGGGACAACACCACTCTGTAGTGGATATGCGGGTGTGTGGTATCTGTACGCACTCAGACGATCAGCGGCAATTGGGGGAACGCTGCGCAACCTGCCCATTGAGTGGGCATCAATGATAAGGGGGATCTGCCATGAAAACATGCATCGTTGTCGCTGTTGCGGCACTGCTCTCAGGCTGCGCCATGACCGTGAAAGAATTTCGAGAAGTCCCACTTACCTATCTCGCGCACGTTCCTGGCCAGCATGCGGAGGTGACGAACTGCCTCATGCATCGGCTAGAGGAAAACGTGGATACCTGGCCCAACATGTTCCGGATCACATCTGAGAAGAATCATTCCTCCCTCATGATCAATCGGCAACAGTTATCAGGAGCGTTCATGACAGAACTCGCACCACTCGCGGAACTGATCGTGACTCAGACTGCCCCCTCACAAGTCATCATTGAATCGCGCCATCGCAGCGGATGGAATGCCTACGAATACCCACAAACGGCAAGACGGTTTTTAGCCCCCATGTGCTATCAAAACGCTAGCAAAAAATATTTTATTTGCACCTTGACACAACTTACCTATAGGTATATAGTGAGACCATGATGATTGAGCGACACACCCCAGGCAACGCGAGCCCGACGAGCCTGGCGCATCACCATTCGGGCGAGGAGAAAATCATGATCGCTAATCTGAGCAATCCTATCATGGGCCGCAGCATCTTGAGCACGGAGCACGCCGCATCTTCCTATGGTATCCCGGTGCTCGTTGATGCCGAAGGGAATGCCTACGGCCCTGCCGATATTATCTCGCCGGCAGACGAGCTCGCTTGGCTCCATAATTCCTACGGATTTACGAATGGCCCAATCACTGCCCGGATGCTCGTGGAGAAATACGGGCTGGCGGAGTGGAATTCTATTGAGCCCGTTGCCGATATGGAAATGCGGATCGAAATGAGCCGTAAGTTTTTAGGGCTGTAAAATGATCCCCCTCTCCGTCGAATACGCGATCCGGGAGGCCGTGAAACTCCTGCGGCTCTCCCGGCGCAATTTTAAATCCCGCCAAGTTGAGCAGGCCAGAGAATTACTGGAGAAATGTCTAGAGGGTCTGCCGGAGAGGAACTCAATATGCGCCCCATCCAAATAGCCTACTACACCTGCCTACGGTGCGGTCATGAATGGCCACCGAGAAAACCTGTGCTCCCGAAAATTTGCCCCACATGCAAGAGCCCGTACTGGAATACGCCGAGACGCCCTCTTGCTCCATCCGGCAGAACGGTATAGGATTCGGCTTGCGAGCGGCGATGTGGAAGGACACTCCTGAACCCTTGGCGCACAAGGTAGGCTCATTATGAAATGAGAGCCGGTATCGAGTCCGGCCCGCTCGCTTCAATGAGGATTGGTAATGGATAGATGTGCCACCTGTAAATTTTGGGTACTTGATCCAGGGAAGAGCGAATCGCACAGGACGGATGACATTATATGGCCGTGCGATCCTGTCACGTATGAGCGCGAAACGGACGAACAAAAGAATGCTGACAAGTGGGGAGGTCGCGTCAGAGCCTGCATCTCACCCCAGATTAAATTCTATGAACGCCCATCTATGGGAGGCATCGCACTTGTAGATGCGAGCGAGTATTTCGCTGGCATGGTGACATCGGAAACATTCGGATGCACAAACCATCAGCCGATAGAATCATGACCTGGACCACCGACAAGCCCACGAAACCAGGGTGGTAATGGCGCGTTGCAAGAAGAGGTTCAGCAGTTACTTGATGAGACGGTGGCTCTCGATGGCGAGGCATTCAATGCGGCATACCAATCACCTTCGTCTGAGTTGCAAGATGGCTCTACAAATGCTCCCCCGCATCCAGCAGCTTGAACGCGTGCCGCCGCACCAGATACCGCAAATCCTCCACTGTCTCATCATTCTTCAAGTACGCATCTGAGCGAATCTCTAAATGCTCCAACTCTGACGGATGGTCTTTCAGTGGCCCATACCCCGGCCTGACGATATGCCAGATATCCCCACCGAGCTTGCGAATCATTCCCGCTTCATTGAGAAACCGGCAGTCGTCCACCACGATTCTCTCGGCTGAAGATTCCAGCACGTACTTTCTCCAGGCCAGCACCCAAATATCTTCGTGAATCAGCTTGCGCCCCCATTCGGTCCCTAACGTCATCATGGCATGGCGCGGGGTCTGTCCGCCCAACTTCTCGCACGGCTGTTCCTTCAACGCCCCTTCGATTTCCTCTTCCGTCAAGCCGATCGCACGCAGCATATTCTTGAGTCCATCGGCGAATTTGATCCGCGTGAAGTTATATTCATCGATCAACGTCTGCGCGACTTGACTTTTCCCGACGTGCGCAAAGCCGATTATGCCAACGATTGTTCTCGGTGCAGACATAGGAATTTCCTTATTTCAACTTGAGTGGGTTTCTTTGAATAACGACAGACGCTATTAAAGGCTAGCGGTATCGTTCCCCTTTAGCCTCAAGGTACACAGGCCATGAAGCGGTAATTCCATAATCAGGATGCGTGACCCATAAGGCCTGGATAGGGGCTTGGTACTGGAAGCTGTTCTTTAATGCGTAGCAATCGAAACCTTTGGCTGCTCCGTTCGAAATGATGTCGCCAATGTTCCGGTAGAAATGCCAGTGTCCATGCACCATGCAATCAAACGGTCTGTTGGTTGCCATGGCGGATTCTTTCTTGCGCGCCCGCCCAATCATCATAGGCGACAACGCCCCGGCGATCCCTGACCCGCCCTTGAAGCCATCCCCATGCACCGCGAGATAGCGGGTATTGCAGACCTGATAGAGCAATTCTGAACTATCGGCGATTTCGAAATGAACGCGCTTTTCACTTCGGTAGTGATGCCGCAGCATTTCGTAGAGAATGAACTCGTAGTTATCGTAGGTCGCGTTTTTATATCGTGGCTTGCGATCCATGCGGCCATGGTTCCCAGTGACGCAAGGGAGATAGACCTTTTTGAAGGCGTTCAGGAATTCATCAATGGCCCAGATAAGATGATCACGAAACTCAATGATACAGATTGAGATAGGCGCCCATTGCGTCTCGCGCAGTTCCTCATGGATCGTGCCACTCAGTAAATCGCCGAGTAGTGGGAAACACAGGTAGTCGTACTTCGGCTTCGCCATATGGACCAGCATGAGGTTGATCGTCTTTTCAACCATCCGTTTCCAGCGTCGTTCAGCTATCTCTTTATTGAAGGCGTTGACATAGTTGACCTGGCGCGCTTCCACGGTTTCTCCCCAATGCCAGTCGCTACAGAGCAAGGTCGGGACTCCATGGTTGCTTTGATGCTCGCGCTCAATGAACCAGTCCGGAGGATTCGGGATGACATTCGACCCAGAGATGATTTCTCGCACCAGTTCCGCCGACAACTGCCCATCCCTGAGCCGCTTGTTTTCTTTGCGTAAGGCCTCAGACTCTTTCGAGATCCGGTCCATCTGCCGACGCAGCATATCCGTGGCCGATTGCGCTTCGGTCTGCTTGACGGTGGGATTCTTCTCTGATCGTGTGATGCCATACCGTTGCGCCGACACGTCCAGTCGATTAATGAATGTGGATCGGGAGATGTTCAGCGCTTTCGCAGCTTCGGTACGATTTCCATTGTGCGCGGCGAGTGTATCGACGGCTTGCTGTGCGAGGGCTCGCGTCAGAGTGGTGCTAGCCATGCAGATAAAAATCCTCCCTAGATGAGTGCATCAGCTTCCGCACAATTGGACATAGGCGTTTTCAATCGCCGCTCCGAAGCCGCCTTGAATCTCGCCGAATTGGTTGTGATAGATGCCGAGGTGCGACGTGGTGTCTTCCAGAAAGTAGGGCCTGCCGAAATATTTATTCCCGTTATTCGCCACGCATTCCCGCTGCCAGGTCCGCCAGATATGGGACTGTCCTGACTTATCTCCACAGTTCCAGGCCTGCACGAGATAATCTTGTCCACCGACGCGCATCACATCGGCTTTCAATGCGTCACAGCCGGTCGAGGCATTCAGTAAGAGCGCGGCGATAATGGCGATCAGGTCCATAGATCACCCCTAGTCGGTTTGACAGTCCTTCTCCGTTCCCCCACTCGCTAGGCATGCGGCCTTGAGGTCGATGACAATTTGCCGGTAGTCCGATCGCACCAACGTGACGCATTCGGTTGGCTCTTTCTTCCCAGTTGCGTCATCACGGATCCAACAATCATGGTAAATGGGCGCGACCGTCATCATCGGCATCGTCACGGTGTAGCGATAAGCTGGCGCCTGATTGGCGCACCCGGAGACGCTCAGCATCAGGAAGGCCAGCAGCCCGAGCGCGCCAGCGTTCAGCGGTAAGCGCATAGGTCATCGACTCCTTTTCGAGTTCCGCACGAAGCGAGGCTTTCAAATCCTCACGCTGTTGCAAATACTTCAGAATGCCAATCGCCAGAGCCGCGAGGAATTGGGATAAGAGACTCACGAGGCCTGTTCCTGTTTCGGTTCCGTCGCCAGCGGTTTCGACTGCATGACCGCATGAGACACCGCGCCAGTTCCTGCGCCGAGTGCCGCCGTGGCGTTGATCATGTCCGGCGACTGTCCGAGCAATGCGGCCGACACACCACTCGTCACCATACCGATAAGTGTAGTCAGAATCGGGCTCCATTTCGCTCCGGCCGCATCCATCAGCCACAGCATGGCTTTTGTGATATAGCCAGAGAAGAAGGCCCCCATGATCGGGAGTACTTGCTTGAGCAACATGATCAAGACATCTTGCCAGTCGAGCGACGTTGAGGCGTCCTCTGCAAGCGCCGCAGAGACACAGAGACAGATTCCTACCGCACTCAACGCGAGATATTTAGCTGCGTTCATGTCGGCCCCCTCGTAAATCAATCAACATTTCTAACACCCGATCTTGCTTTTTCGTCATCTCCTTTTGCCCGTCAATTACTTCGTCGAGTTGCGCGCGAAGATTCTCAAAGTCCTTTTCCCCTACCGCTAATCGTGTCGCATGCTCAGAAATCCGGTTGTCGAGATACCCCATACGCTTCACCGTATCGGCTTCCAAGAGCTCCACCTTGCCATCGACATGCGCGATTTGCTTGTTAAACCACGTCCATGCTGCCAGCAGGCCCATCGCGGCCGCTCCCAGAGCTTTCAATGCCAATTCCATGATCCAGGAGAGGATCGATGCGTCTGCCTCATGCGCCATGCCGGATGTCCTTTCGTTCATGCGATGGAATACTTGTCATCCATGGTACACACAATCACGATAGACCTCTATACTTGGGGCACATTGCGCACCTACGCCTCCGTATGCTTAATCGGCACATGCATCTCATGCTCATCCCAAATTCTCAGGACGGTATCGACATAGGCTTGATTGACGTAGCGGCCGTCCTCCGTCTTGCGAGGGCTGCCAGCGTTATAGCTGGAGATCGCATCCGGCCAGTTTTTATGCCGAGCGTAGAACCGTGCCAGATGTTTGCACCCATATTTCAGCCCAATAGCTGGATCGCAGAGGCTTGGGAACCACCCGGTAAAACCGCACTCTCGGGCCACAGCGCCCATGACTTGCATGAGCCCCCAGGACATTTTCTGTCCAGTACGTTCCGTATCGCTCATGGTTTCGTGGTTGCCATAGAGCCAGCGATAGGCCGGCTCATACCGAATCGCCCACTGATTCATCGAGGATTCGACCATGCAGACGGCATGGACTAATTCGCGCGG